AGAAGCAGACAAAGAAAAAGAAACTGTGGCTGCTGCTTACGAAGCTGACGAGAAGAAAGACGAAAAAGAAAAAGAAGACATGAAAGAAGTAGCAGACAAAAAAGATGATGAGAAAAAAGATGAAGTAAAAGAAGGTGAATTGCCTGCTGGTCTTAAAAAATACCTTGACAAGAAAAACGACAAGTCTGAAGAAAAAGAAGACGAGAAGAAAGATGTTAAGGAAATGAGTCACGCTGACAAAGAAAAAGAAATGAAAAAAGAAGTCGCTGACAAAGAAAAAGAAAAAGACATGAAAGAAGTCGCTGATAAAGAAAAAGAGATGATGAAAGCTTCTAAAGATAAAGAAGATATGAAAGAAGTGGCTGACAAAGAAGACGAGAAGAAAAAAGAAGTTTCTGAAGTAGCTGATAAAGAAAAAGAAGCTAAAAAAGAAATGATGACTGCTAAAGACAAAGTTAAAGACATGGACATGAAAGAAGATGTTGCTGCTTTAACTGAAGGCGAAGAATTATCAGAGGAGTTTAAACAAAAAGCTGCTACTGTATTTGAAGCTGCTGTCAAAGCAAAACTCGTTGAAGAAATTGAGAATTTAGAAAGCGAATATGAAACTAAAGTCAATGAAAAAGTTTCTGAAGTTAAAGAAGAAATCGTTGATAAAGTGGATGCTTATCTAAACTATGTTGTCGAGGAGTGGATGAAAGAAAACGAATTGGCAATAGAAAAAGGCTTAAGAAATGAGATTACTGAAGATTTTATCGGTGGTCTTAAATCTTTATTTGAGTCACATTACATCAATGTTCCACAAGAGAAGTATGATGTAATTGAATCTCAAGCTGCTGAAATAGAGAAGTTAAAAGAAGACTATAACAAATCTATTGAAAAGAACGTTGAGTTAAATCAGAAAATTGCAGAATCAACAAGAGAAGACATTATCAAAGATGTTTCATCTGACTTGGCTGCAACTGAAGCTGATAAACTTAAAGGTTTAGCAGAAGGAATTGAATATAAGGACGCTGAAAGTTTTAGAAAAAGTGTAGAGACTCTAAAGAACTCTTACTACCCTAAAGCAAAAGCGAGTGATACTGAATCTAATGAAGTAGCAGAACAAAATGCTGGTTCAGGTAATTTATCTGAATCAATGGCTGCATATACTGCTGCAATTAGTAAATCAAAAAAGAACCCATACATTAAGTAAGGGTTTTTAGTTTAAACTAAAAGAAGGAGAGATAGAAAATGTTTTTATCTGAATCAATACAATCAAAGTGGCAGCCCGTTTTGGATCATCCTGATCTTCCAGAAGTTAAGGATAGTTACAAAAGAGCCGTTACTTCTATGGTATTAGAGAACCAAGAAAAAGCGTTAAAAGAAGACGCTGCTTTTTTATCAGAAGCTGCACCAACTAACGCAACAGGTTCTTCAATACAAAATTGGAATCCCATCTTAATTAGTTTAGTAAGAAGAGCAATGCCTAACCTTATCGCTTACGATATTGCAGGCGTTCAACCTATGTCAGGTCCAACAGGCTTGATTTTCGCTATGAGAAGCAGATATACTTCTCAAAGTGGTGGTGAGGCTCTTTTTGACGAAGCTGATACAGACTTTTCTGCTAGAAACAAAGCAGGATCATCTGTAAGTGGGCAATCCGTAGCACAAACTGGTGAAAACCCAGCTGTACTTAATGACTCAATCGGTACTTCTACTGGTTACACAACTGGTACTGGTATGACTACTGCATACGCAGAAGCACTTGGTGATTCTTCAACTAATCACTTTGCTGAAATGGCTTTCTCAATTGAGAAATCTACTGTTACTGCAAAAAGCAGAGCATTAAAGGCTGAGTACACTATGGAATTAGCACAGGACCTTAAAGCAATTCACGGCTTAGATGCTGAAACTGAATTATCAAACATCTTATCTGCTGAAATCTTAGCTGAGATCAATAGAGAAGTTGTAAGAACAGTTTATAGAACTGCTGAAGCAGGTGCTGCTGACAACGATAATTCAAATGCTGCAATCAATACAACAACTGCTGGTATATTTGACCTTGACACAGACTCTAACGGTAGATGGTCTGTTGAAAGATTCAAAGGTCTTATGTTCCAATTAGAGAGAGATGCAAACACAATCGCTCAGAGAACCAGAAGAGGAAAAGGTAACATGATTATCTGTTCTTCAGATGTTGCCTCTGCATTACAAATGGCGGGTGTTTTGGATTACACTCCTGCATTAAACAACAACTTAAACATTGACGACACAGGTAATACTTTTGCTGGTGTATTAAATGGTAAGTATAAAGTTTACATTGACCCATATGCTGCTAACATGGCAAGCAATGCGTCACCTACTAAACAATACTACGTTGTTGGTTACAAAGGAACTTCTCCATATGACGCAGGTTTATTCTACTGCCCATATGTACCACTACAAATGGTTAGAGCAGTAGGTCAGGACACATTCCAACCGAAAATCGGTTTCAAAACTAGATACGGTATGGTAGCAAACCCATTCGCTGGTGCTAGTGCTTCTGGTAACATTACTGCTGACGGCGTTGGTGCTGTTAACGCTAACAGATACTACAGACGTGTTCAAGTTACGAACATTATGTAATATTTGTTGAGAAACAAATTAGAAAAGGGCGGCCCTAAAAAGTCGCCCTTTTTTTTAGCATAAATAAATTTAGATGTTGCATTTTATGTTTTATAGTGAAAGTATTACAATTTACAAGGAAGAAAAAAACATGTTTATAAGAACAATCGCAGGCATAATATTAATTGGTGGTTTCATAATTTTACTTTCATATGGTCTTAATTATATGCAAACACCTAGTGTATTAGAAAATGTTGAAAAAAGACTTGATGAAGCAGCTCAAAAAGAGAGTGTTTTAACAGAAAACGAAAAGAAGTTAAAGACAGATTCCCAAACAAAAGAATGGGAAGAATTAGATAAACAAACAGATAAATAGCTGTATGACCATTACAAATTCATACGCTAGACAACCAACTAAATTGGACTATGCAAGTCCAACGCAGTTTAAATTTCAAATAATTAAACTACCTAAAGTAGAGTATTTTTGCACAGCTGCAAATGTACCTGGTATCAATCTAGGTACTGCTGAACAAATCACACCTTTAAAGGATATACCACTACCTGGTGATAGATTACAATATGATACGTTGACTATACAATTTTTAGTAGATGAAAATTTAGAAAACTATAGAGAGATACATGGTTGGCTAACTGGTGTTGGTTTTCCTAAAAACTACGAGCAGTTTCAAACAATACAAGGTGCAAGTACAGACAGATTTCCTTCAACACAAAATACAGGTACTAGTAACGAATTAGGTGAAATAAAAAAGGCTACACAAGACGATGGTGGTTTATATTCAGACGCAACATTAATGATATTGACAAGTAAGAATAATGCAAATTTAGAAGTTAGATTTAGAAACATATATCCTACTTCATTATCAGGTTTAGATTATAATCAGCAGGCTGCAGATGTTGATTATCTAACAGCAACCGTAACTTTTGAATATGCTATTTACGAGTTTGCAACTGTTGGTAACAAAGTTACTACAGAAACTACTACTTAATACATACATAAATATTTTAAATTAATATAATGGAGTTATTATGACCTTTGATGAATTACAGCAATTGGCTGACAAAGACCTCAAAATTAATGATACTGAATTAGATTTAGAATCATTAAAGACACCTCAATTACATAACAAGTATATGAAGTTTCATAATCAATATACTAATCTATTAAAGAAAGCAGAGCAAGATAGAGATAGATTATTGAGAGAGAAATGGGAATACTATACAGGTAAAGCAGACCCTAGTGTCTATCAAGTTAAACCTTTTAATATAAAGTTACTTAAACCAGATGTGGATAAGTACATAAAGGCAGATGAAGATATGATTAAACTAGAGCAAAAAGTTACCTATGTACAAAGTGTGGTTGATTACCTAGATAGAACGATTAAGATTATTTCTAATCGTGGCTTTCAAATAAAGAACGCTATAGACTGGCGTAAATTTACTTCTGGCGTTATCTAAAATGCAAAACATTATTGTTGATAAACTCAATGACGTATATATTCGGATTGACGCTGACGCCTCTATTCGTAGAGAATTGTCAGATTACTTCTCGTTTGAAGTGCCTGGATATAAATTTACACCACAATTTCGTAATAGAGTATGGGACGGTAAAATAAGACTTTACTCATACGCTACAGGTCAAATGTATGTAGGATTATATCCGTATCTAAAAGACTGGTGTAATAAGAAATCTGTACATATAGTTGAATCTAGTGATATTTTGACACATAGCAACGTCACAGCCGCCGATATAGACGGTATGATTGAAGAATACGATCTATCTATCAAACCAAGAGATTATCAGATTGAGGCATACAAATTTGCCATAGAACACGAAAGAGGTATGATATTATCACCTACTGCCTCTGGTAAATCGCTTATTATCTATATGTTATGCCGACACTATCTGAATATGATAAACAACAATATTCTTATAATAGTGCCAACAACATCACTAGTAGAACAATTATACAAAGATTTTAAAGATTATGGTTATGACGTAGAAACAAACGTCAGCAGAAAATACCATGGTTATGATATAGATGAAAATAAACGAATCGTTATCTCAACATGGCAATCACTATATAAAATGCCAAAGAAGTTTTTTGAAGACTATGGTGCGGTTATAGGTGATGAGGCACACTTGTTTAAGGCTGTATCATTAACAAAGATAATGACTAAACTAACAGATTGTAAATATAGAATAGGTCTTACAGGTACGTTAGATGATAGTAAAACACACAAGTTAGTATTACAAGGTCTGTTTGGTACGGTTAATAGAGTGGTCTCTACAAAACAACTTATAGACAAAAAACAACTTGCACAATTAAAGGTCATGTGCTTAAATCTAAAGTATCCTGAGTCAGAGGCAAAGAAAGTATATGGTGTAAAATACTTTGAAGAACTAGAATACCTAACTCAAAATACTGCTCGTAATAAATACATACGAAATCTTGCTCTTGCGTTAAAAGGCAACACGCTTTTGTTATTTCAATTAGTTGAAAAACACGGTGAGATTTTATTTAACTTAATAAAAGAAAAAGCAGACCCAAAGCGAAAAGTGTTTTTCGTTTATGGGGGAACTGAAACAGATGATAGAGAAAAAATTAGAGCAATTACCGAAAAGTCGGACAACGCAATTATTGTCGCTTCTTTCGGGACGTTCAGCACTGGTATCAATATTCGTAATTTACACAACATTGTTTTTAGTAGCCCTACTAAAAGCCCTATAAGAGTATTACAAAGTATTGGTCGTGGGCTTCGTGTCGGCGATAAAAAGGACAGCGCTACAGTTTACGATATATCAGACGACCTCACATACAAAGATAAAAAAAACTTCACATTAACACACTTTCAGGAAAGAGTTGGTATCTATAATAGAGAAGGCTTTAATTACGAAATACATACGGTAGAACTAAAATGATTTCAGACGAGGACTTTAAGTTTTTATTACAAGAAAGCTATGGCTGTAAAAAGGCACTAGAGATAGGTACAGGTACGGGTAAATCTTCAGCTGCTTTAAAACTAAATTGTGAGGTGTATTCCATTGACAAAAATGATATATTTGAGTATAATATAGATATAAACAGATTTAATTGTGAAAGCAAAGAATACTGGTTAGATTATATGCATTATGACTTTGACTTTGTTTTTATTGACGGCTCTATAGAAAAGGTTGATTGTGAAGAAATACTTAAACGTACAAAGGACTCTTTTAAAATTGTATTCCATGATTATATGCCTAATGAAGATAAGGACCCAGGCAAGAACAAAGGTTGGTACAATATGAAAGTATTTAAAGAAACAGCATTATTAAACTACGATATGCAAGAGTCACAAGGCGGCTCTCATTGTGGTATGATAGTGCTTAATAAAGATAAATAGCTATATGATTAATAGAATAGATACAAAGTCTGTTAAGATAATCAGGTTGGTTTCTGGTGAGGAAATCTGTTGTAAGTTTCCCTTACATAAGAACCAACTACCCGAAAACTCAAAGCTTCTACGATTACAAGAACCTATGCTAATCAAGTATGTACCTCGTATTACTGAACAAGGTATATCTGATTATATAGCACTTGTTCGTTGGGTAGGTTTTACAGATGAAAAAATAGTCACAATACCTATAGATAAGATTGTTACTATTTGCAATGCTACTCCTGCATTTACTAAAAGATATGACGGTCTGACAAAGACACTACATAACTCAAAACAACAATTGCCAGGATTTATTGAAAGAAATATGACAGATGAAGAATTGGATCAGTTTGCCGATTCCGATCCCTATGAAAGAGATATAGATAAAAGAGATATTAAAGAAGTTGCTGATTTACTTAAAATGCCATCTAAAAAGATTCACTAGTGAGGTAGCTAGGTATCCTCGGTAACAACCCACATGGGTATTATAACAACAGAATTAGATTATGTCAAGCACCTATGAAAATTAGATTTTATCAAAGATTAGACGGAATGAGATGGTTAGGGTTCGTACTCGCCATGATAGGTGCCTACATACTTTCTAATGCAAATCCTGACACTCAATGGGTAGGCTGGGGTATTGCAACAATGTCATGTAGTATATGGATATACATGGGTGTAAAAGATAAAGATATACCTAGAGCATTGATGGAATTTATGTATTTGTTACTCGCTTTGAGAGCAATATATAACTGGATAATGTTATAGGTCCTTGACAATAACAACAAATATGATATAATTAAACTATGAGTAAAACTAGAAAAAAATCTGAACATTATGTAGATAATAAAGTTTTTCTACAGGCGATGATTGAGTATAAAGATAAATGCGAAAAAGCAGAAAAGAGAAAACGAAAGAAACCACCAGTTACAAATTACATTGGTGAGTGTTTTTTAAAGATTGCGAATCATTTATCTTATAGACCAAATTTTATAAACTATACATTTAGAGATGATATGATTTCTGATGGTATAGAGAACTGCTTACAATACTTGGATAACTTTAATCCAAAGAAATCTAATAATCCATTTGCGTATTTTACACAAATCATTTACTATGCTTTTATAAGAAGAATACAAAAAGAGAAAAAACAAAGTAATATAAAATATAGAATGATTGAACAGGCAAACATAGATGAATTTGCTGTGTTACCTGGTGATACGAATAATGATTATAAGAATCAGTTTTTAGAATTTTTAAGAAAGAACAAACCATCAACTGAAGAACAACCAAAAGCTAACGAGATCAAAGTAAAGAAAAGAAAAAAAAGAACTTATAGCTCTGTATTAGATATATAATGGCCAAGATAGCACTATTAAATGATACCCATTTTGGCGTCAGAAATGATTCTGAAGCCTTTAGAAATTATCAATTAAGATTTTACAATGAAATCTTTTTCCCATACCTAGAAGAACATAATATTAAAACATTGGTTCATTTAGGTGATGTTGTTGATAGAAGAAAGTTTATTAACTTTCAAACTGCTTCTATTTTTAGAAAACAATTTTGGGATAGATTATATGAAGATCAAATTGATACACACATTATTATAGGTAACCACGATACCTATTTCAAAAATACTAATGATGTAAATGCCATAGAAAACTTATACTCATCATTTGACAAAAGAAACGAACCCTGGATATATACTAAATCTACCGTTGTAGATTTTGATGGCACACCTATATTATTTGTACCTTGGATATGTGATGATAATTATGACCACTCTATGGAGATGTTAAGAACAGCTAAAGCAGATTTATGTTTTGGTCATTTAGAGATCAAAGGTATTGAAATGCAAAATGGCGTAATCAATGAACATGGTTTATCAAAGTCAGATTTTAAAAGATTTGATAGAGTAGTTTCAGGCCACTTTCATAAACATACAGATGATGGTCAAATATTCTATTGTGGTGCTCAATACGAGATGACATGGTCAGACTACCAAGACCCAAAAGCTTTTCACATATTTGATACAGAAACTAGAGAACTAACAAGAATATCTAATCCACTTACAATACATAAAAAGATAATCTATGATGACAAAAAGAAAGATTATACTAACTTTGATATACAACCTTACAATAATCACTTCATTAAATTAATAGTGTTAAACAAGACTAATAACGAGGTATTTGACAAATTTCTGGAAAGATTGTATAATGAGATAACGGTACATGATTTGAATATTGTAGAGGATTATTCAGACATTAAAGCTAGTGTAAGAGAAGACATATTAGAAATGGGC